ATTGGTAAATGTATGATGGGATCAACCTCAAATGCATTAGATAAAGGTGGAGAAAATTTTAAAAAACTATACAACTCGTCCAACGTCACCAAGCGAAATAGAAATGGTCAGACAAAATCTGGACTATACTCTCTTTTTATCCCAATGGAGTGGAACTACGAAGGGTTTATTGACGAGTACGGAGTTCCAGTTTTTACTACTCCTGATATCGACAGATTTGCACCAGACGGTGAACTAATAGATGTAGGTGTAATAGATAACTGGCAGAATGAGGTAGATGGTTTAAAAGACGATCAAGATGGTTTAAATGAATTTTACCGTCAGTTTCCTAGAACTACGGAGCACGCATTTAGGGATGAGACTAAAGGAAGTATATTTAACTTGGTTAAACTATACGAGCAAATAGATTATAATGAAGAAATGTCGCAAACGCTAGGCGTCACTCAAGGTAATTTTCAATGGGTTAATGGAATCAAAGATTCACAAGTAATATTTTATCCAGATCCAAAAGGTAGGTTTAAAGTTAGTTGGGTTCCACCTCAACAATTACAAAATAGAGTTATACTTAAAAACGGAATAAAATACCCGGGAAATGAACACATGGGTGCTTTTGGTTGTGATAGTTATGATATATCAGGGACAGTAGATGGAGTTGGATCTAAAGGAGCTTTACACGGGTTAACTAGATTTAGCATGGAGGATGCGCCGGCAAATAGTTTCTTTTTAGAATACTTATCAAGACCACCAACAGCTGAGATGTTCTTTGAGGACGTTCTAATGGCTTTAGTATTTTACGGGATGCCTATACTCGCAGAGAACAATAAACCTCGTCTCTTGTATTACCTGAGGCGTAGAGGATATAGAGGGTTTAGTATGAACAGGCCTGATAAGATATGGAATAAATTATCTGTAGCAGAAAAAGAAGTTGGTGGAATACCAAATTCAAGTGAAGATATAAAGCAAGCGCACGCCGCCGCGATAGAGATGTATATTCAAGATCACGTTGGCATGAAGCAAGACGGAACGTTTGGAGACGTGTACTTCAACGAATTACTAAACGATTGGACAAAGTTCGATATAAACAAAAGAACAAAGCACGATGCGTCTATAAGTTCTGGTTTAGCTATTATGGCTAACAATAGACACTTGTACGCACCGAACGCTAAGATTGAAAAAGTCCCATTAAATATACATATTTCTAAATACTCAAACGCTGGAGGTATGTCTAAAATAATTAAAGAATAAGATGAATAGACGAACTACACATAATTTTTTTCCAAGTCAAGTTGTGGGTGATGCTGAAAAGATTAGTTATGAATACGGCTTAAAAGTTGCTCATGCTATCGAGCAAGAGTGGTTTGGCAATGGTTCTAATAGTAATAAGTACAATAAAGGGATAAATAATTTTCATAATTTAAGGCTGTATGCTAGGGGTGAACAGTCTATACAAAAATATAAGGATGAGTTATCTATCAACGGTGATTTGTCCTATCTTAATTTAGATTGGAAGCCTGTTCCGATTATACCTAAGTTTGTAGACATTGTTGTTAACGGTATTGCTGAAAAATTGTATGATTTAAAAGCTTATTCTCAAGATCCAGCTGGGGTTAGTAAGCGAACAGGGTATATGGAAAACATATTGAAAGATATGAAACTAAGAGAGTTTGACGCGCAGACTAAAGCTGCATTAAACATTGATTTATCCACTACACCTAAGGAAGAATTACCAGACTCGGAAGACGAACTATCACTACACATGCAGTTGAACTACAAGCAAGCTGTTGAATTAGCTGAAGAAGCTGCTTTAGGCGTTTTGTTTAAAGGCAATAACTACGATCTAATAAAAAGAAGGTTTTATTACGATTTAACGGTACTTGGTATTGGCGCTGTAAAAACGTCGTTTAACACGTCAGAGGGTGTTACTATAGATTATGTAGATCCAGCAAACCTAGTTTACTCGCATACAGATTCGCCTTATTTTGACGATGTATATTATGTTGGTGAAATAAAAGATATACCTATAAATGAATTGGTAAAGGAGTTTCCTTTTCTTGAGCATGATGAATTAGAAAAAATATCTAAGTCAAGTGGTAGATATCCCGGTAACACGCGTACAAACAACAACGATCAAGACAACAACAAAGTACAAGTTTTATACTTTAATTATAAAACTTACATGAACGAGGTTTATAAAGTTAAAGAAACAGCAAGTGGTTCTATGAAAATACTACGTAAGGACGATGAGTTTAATCCGCCTGAAAACGTAGACGTAAAGTTTTCTAAACTACAAAGATCTATTGAGTGCTTGTACGAAGGGGCTATGATTCTTGGTACCGACAAACTGCTTAAGTGGGAAATGGCTAGAAACATGATGAGACCTAAAAGCGATTATACTAAGGTTAAAATGAATTATAATATAGTCGCTCCTAGAATGTATGAAGGTAGAATTGAATCGCTGGTTAGTAGAATTACAGGTTTTGCTGACATGATTCAATTAACACACCTAAAGCTACAACAAGTAATGTCTCGCATGGTTCCTGATGGTGTATATTTAGATGCTGATGGTTTGGCTGAGATTGATTTAGGTAACGGAACAAATTATAATCCACAGGAAGCTTTAAATATGTACTTCCAAACTGGATCTGTTATCGGTAGGTCGCTAACTCAAGATGGTGATACCAACCAAGGTAAGATACCAATACAAGAAATTTCAAACAGTAGTTCTTCTGCTAATAAAATGCAAGGTTTAATTAGCACGTACAACTATTATCTTCAAATGATTAGGGATACAACCGGTTTAAATGAAGCTAGAGATGCCTCTACACCAGATTCTAAGTCGTTAGTTGGTATACAAAAAATGGCAGCAGCAAATTCTAATGTAGCAACTAGACATATATTGCAAAGTGGAATGTTCTTAACAGCTGAGGTGGCAGAGGCTTTATCGCTTAGAATATCTGACGTGCTAGAGTACTCTCCTACAAAAGATGCTTTTATACAAGCCGTTGGTGTTCACAACGTGGCTACATTAAAAGAAATGTCAGAATTACACTTATATGATTTTGGTATATTTTTAGAACTTGCTCCTGATGATGAAGAAAAACAACTATTAGAAAACAATATTCAAACGTCTATACAGCAACAATCTATAGATTTAGAAGATGCTATTGACTTGAGAAACATTCGAAATGTTAAACTAGCTAATCAAATGCTTAAGATAACTAGAAAGAAAAAAGCCGAAGCAAAACAAAAGCAGGAGTTAGAAATGACAGAGGCACAAGGAAAATCACAAGCGGAAGCTTCTAAAGCTGCTGCTGAAGCTGAAACACAAAAAGCCCAAGCAGCTCACGCTTTGAACATAGAGTTAGAAAATGTGAAGTCAGGAAATAAAACTCAGCAAATGCAAATGGAGTCTGAGATTAAAAAAGAACTCATGCAGATGGAGTTTGAAATAAATATGAAACTTCAGAAAATGAACATGGAAGAAGTAGATATGAAAGACACGGTTAAAGAAGATCGTAAAGATGGAAGAACAAAAATGCAAGCATCACAACAAAGTGAGCTTATTGATCAAAGATTAAACAAGAAACCGCCTAAAAACTTTGAGTCCTCAGGTAATGATATTATGAGTGGAGACTTTGGTTTAGGAGAGTTTGGTCCTAAGTAAGAATTATTAACTATTATTATATTATATTATGGCAGAAAAAGAAGAGCCAATCGCAAATGACGATACTGGCAAAATTAAAGTAAAAGAAAAAACAGAAAAACAACCTGATGGTAACGAAACAAAAGGAAACGTTACAAAGGTTAAATCAAAAATGAATAAACCAGCTGAAATTCAAGAGCAAACAGTTACAAAGGTTGATTTAAACAATCCACCAGAAGAAAAAGTAGTTGAAGAGGTTAAGCCTGAAGCTGAAGTTCAAGAAGTAGAAAACCAAGATACACCCGCGTTAGAAGAAATTACTAATGAAGAGATCACCGAAGTAGAAGAGCAAGTTGAAGAAGCTGTGGCTGAAGCCGAGGCTACTGGACAACCATTGCCAGAAAACATTCAAAAGTTGGTTGATTTTATGGTGGAAACCGGTGGTGATTTAAATGACTACGTAAAGCTCAATAAAGATTATAGTGACATGGATAGTCAAGATATATTGTATGAGCATTACAAGCAAACAAAACCCCATTTAAATTCAGAAGAAATTAACTTCCTTATGGAAGATCAATTTTCGTTTGACGAAGACGTAGATGACGAAAAAGATATTAAAAGAAAAAAATTAGCACTAAAAGAGCAAGTTGCTGGTGCTAAAACTCAACTGGAAGAGAATAAATCCAAATACTATGAAGAAATTAAAGCTGGATCTAAATTAACTGATGATCAACAAAAAGCTATTGATTTCTTTAATAGGTACAATGAAGAAGAAGCAGGAAACAAAAAAGTAGCAGAAAAACAAAAATCTACTTTCTTAAATAAAACCGAGCAGGTTTTTAACGATAAATTCAAAGGTTTTGAATATGAGGTCGGAGATAAGAAATTTAGATTTAATGTAAACAACGCTGAAGCGGTTAAGAATACCCAAGCAGATATTAATAATTTTGTCAAGAAGTTCTTGAATGAAAATAATGAAATGTCAGATGCGAAAGGTTATCATAAATCTCTTTATACAGCGATGAATGCTGATGCTATAGCAAAACACTTCTATGAACAAGGGCAAGCTGACGCAATGACAAATAGCGTTACTAATTCTAAAAACATAGACATGAGCCCAAGACAATCACACGGTGGCGAAGTAAACGCAGGTGGAATAAGGGTTAAAGTGCTAGGAGATTCCGCTGACGACTTCAAGTTCAAAATAAAAAACAATAAATTTAAAAAATAATTAAAAAAACAAATTATGGCAATTACAAATGGGGCTAATTTGAATAGTGTTCCTGCTTCAAGGCAGCAAACATTATCTACAAATTATCTAGATTTTACGTCCGGCAACAATGACTGGGCACAACAATATTTACCAGATCTTATGGAGAAAGAAGCTGAAGTTTTCGGACCGAGAACTATATCAGGATTTCTTTCACAAGTAGGAGCTGAAGAGTCTATGACATCTGACCAAGTGATTTGGTCTGAGCAGTCTAGATTACATTTATCTTACACAGGTACAGTAGCAATAGCAGGTGATGTTAATGGTACGTTTACTGTTTTGAAAGATATAGATGGAATTGATTTAACTACTACTCATGGTATTAGAACTAATGATGTGGTATTAATTGCTCAAGCTGGTTTTGTGGTTAAAGCATTGGTAGTTGAAACTCCAAGTGGTTCAAGCGTTGTTTCAGTTGAGCCTTATGCTACAGCTGCTTTATCAACTTTATCTGCTGGCGCAGCAACTTTATTAGTTATAGGTTCTGAGTACGGTAAAGGACAATCTTACACTGATAACACTGGTACATTTAAGTCTGACTCAAGAACAGCTTTAACGCCTACTTTTAAGTCATTCTCTAACAAACCAATCATAATGAAAGATTACTATGAGATCTCAGGATCTGATGCTTCTCAAATTGGTTGGGTTGAAGTTACTGGTGAAGAAGGTCAAAACGGTTACTTATGGTATTTAAAAGCTGAAGGTGATACTAGAGCTCGTTTTACTGATTACTTAGAGATGAGTATGTTAGAGGCTGAAAAAACTGCTTTAAATTCTGCTATTGGTTTTGGTGCTGATGGCCAAATTAGAGGCACTGCTGATGCTGGTGCTGGTGGAGCTGGTACTGAAGGTTTATTTGCTGCTATTGAAGATAGAGGTAATATTACTTCTGGAATCACTGGAGTAAATGCTGCAACTGATTTAGCTGAATTTGACGCTATCTTAGCTGAGTTTGATGCTCAAGGTGCTATTGAAGAAAACATGATGTTTGTAAACAGAGCTACTTCGTTAGCAATGGATGACATGTTAGCTTCTATGAATTCTTACGGAGCTGGAGGTACTTCTTACGGAGTATTTGACAA